ATTCTCTCCAATGCCAGTAGCACCTGTTCAATCTCTCTCCATGCCGGGCAGAGGTCGCTTTGCGGAATCAGATCGCCAATCTCTTTCAGGTAGCAGGGTGAGATAATCCAGTCACCTTCGGTAGCGCGGGGGAAATTGTGTTTCAGCATCGCATCAAAGCACTGATCCACACCCTTGTCTGTCAATGGGAACTCCCGTGCGCCGCGATCCAGTTCCCTATCGCGTAGTTCGATGTACAGTTTCTCCAGTTCGTCGATCTTGGCTTGTAGTTCCTTCTTATCCTCAAGCTGCATTTCAATAATCTTGACGCGATCATAGAATGCTGCGGTAATAGAGTCGATCTTGGTTTGCAGTTTTTCAATATACCCTTCATGGTTCAGAACGAGAGCCATCGCATCTAGTCGCCCTTCATGCTCAGAAGCACACTGTTCGTTCAGTCTCTCATTCTCTTGTTCCAGTTCCTTGATCCGCGCATCTTTCTCCGAACTCATCTTCATCCAATCAACAATCTGATCGGCCAGTTCCGCGCAGTTGGGGCATTCGGGTGCGGTGGTCTGCTGCTCGGCTTTGAGGATGGCTGCTTCTAACTCAGGGTAGCAACCTTTGGTAGTTCCAATAACCTCCTTTGCCGCCGCCAGTAGTTCCTCATTGACGGGCTGTGGTGCGGGGTAGTCGTCAACCTGCTTCCACCGATGCAACTTCTCGCAAGCATCCTCGAATGCTTTCTGTAGCCCATGCTCTACGATGTAATGTCCGCCGTCACGATGGGTGATGCAAAGTAACTCTGTTGCCATGCCCTCAAAGTTCGGCGCTGCGATCTTCTGCGGGTCTGGTGCTGCGGGGTGGATGAATAGCTTCGTGCCTACCTTTAGGCATCTAAACTCAACATTCCATGCTAAAGAGTTGCCGTACTTTTCACTTTCACATACTGTTGCCACAGACTCCCCCTGCATCTTCTCCATGATGGCGGCTTCGATGCGGCGGGTATATTCAGAGAATACAGCGGGGGTCACAGCGCCATTACATTTCTCCACAATACTCGCCCAAATAGCCCGTGCCTCTTGATCTGTTAGGTTAGTCATGTCGCTCTCCTGTTCCAGTTATAAGTTGCTCTTTCAGTAGCCTGTTTCTGAGCTTCTTCTTGTGTTTTGAAGGTAGTAGTAGTTCCTTTTCCGTATTCCCAATATCTGAAAGAGGCAGAACCGGAAGTATGTGGGGTGACATTACAACAACCTCCACACCGAATGAAAGTCCAAGCGTCATCTGCATCTTCCGAAACGCCACGCTCCTCTAGTTTGGCAGTGCCACCACAAAATGGGCAGGGTAGAAGTTCAGTGGTCATGTGAGGTTCCTTTACAAAACATATTAGGCTGAGAGCATCGCCGTCATAGGTGAGTGGGCTCCAGAGCTTCGCGTAAGTTTGCAATTGCAGCGATTACTGCCTCTTTATTTTTCACCTAAATAGCTCCTTCGCGTTTAATCTCGCTTTCAAAAGGTACGTCCTTCCACTCATCTCCGAACCCCCGTATGGCATCGGCCAGATACAGCGCACGATACTTTTCAATTGGTGCAAGCGCATTACTTTTGGCATCTTCCTCGCACACTTCCGCATCCAGACTTCGTTGCCGTTCAGCGATTGCTCGGGCGAAGGCGAGGACTTTATGTGCACCGATTTCCGGTACGGGATACCCCGATATGCTTTCTGCCAGCTTCATAATTTCCTCGTCACTCATCTCGGTACGCTCCTAAATTCCTTGCTGTAATCGAACACCAGTTTTTTAATCTTCCCGGCTTCGATGCAGTTCTGTTTCGGTGGGGCGATAAGCTGCACAGTCTCAACGTGATCCACGCCTACCATGTACCCCACACCAAACGCCGTGGAAATGAGGATGCAGATCACTACCAACTTGTCTACGTCAATGATCAAGGGTGCGGGTTTCATCATCTACCTCGCAACCCCACGCCACAGGAATGGGTTATATGCCGGCTTACCGTCTATCAACCATTCTTCACCGTCCCAATGCATCAAGGTGGCAATAGCTCCACCAGTGTAGTAAAGCCAAGTCCCCTCATACCACCCCGGCCTTGACCGCAACGGATTCACCCCTGAAAACCAAGGTGTCTTTTTAAGGTTCTGCCTGTTTTGGCTTTTCATCGCACACCCCACTGTTCTGCCATTGCTGCAGCTATTCCTGCGTAAGTCCTTGACCTATCTTTCCAACGTGTTTTACTGGGGGGCATCTTATGCACCCTGGCTTCTCTACCCTCTACGATGTTAGTTGGTGTAAGTTTGGGTAGATTCTTCAACCAAAGACAGGTTGCTTTTGTTTCCCCATGCCCGAACATCCAGGGTTGGATGATCTGGTCTGGTTTCCTGATCTTAGATGATATGACACTGATTGGATTTTCAATGCAGATATGTTTAATATCGACATTCATCAACCTACGAACAAAATCAAGAGCTTCTTGTTGCTCGCCACTGGCAATCTTTCTTGCGAAGTGTTTAGCTCCGGATACAGCCAAGTGGGTGCAAGGAGGATGGGCAATCATCAAATCCCAGTATGAATAGGAGATGGCGGAAAATACATCAACCTTGAAATGCCTCCCAATTCTTTCCGTATCGAGTAGATCACAACTCCATGCGTTATGACCTCTTGCTAAAAAAGCATCTCGAACAATCCCACTAAATTCACAAGCTATTAGTACGTTCATCTCCCCACCCCCATCAATCTAAGTTTCCATTGGTGCAGCGTTGCCTCGTCGTGGGTGATGCACTCGCGGATATGTTCAAGGCGCTCTCGCTCGCAAGCGAGGTCGTACTCAAGACCCCAGATGATGAATCGTAGCCAGTATTTCATTTCCAGTCGTCCTTTCTACTCTGCATTTCCGCGTCGGCCATTTGCCGATACACTGCCGCGACGGTCGCATCGTCCATCGGCAGGATCGAGTGACTCAGGGTGACGATGATCTGCCTTGCTTCCTGCAGTGTCAGCGCCAGCTTCGCGCCGTGCACGTCCAGGGTGGTGATCATCGTCCTCATCAATGTAGAACTCGCCACCAAAAATCAAGGGAATTGGATCGTAATCATCCTTCTCTATTCCTCTAATCATGCTCTGTAGTTCGTTGCATTCTTCATACATCTCCAACAGCCTTGTGTACATCCTCTTACCTTCACGCTGTATGGCTGTGTGCTTGCGTTTCATGTCGTTTAGCTTCATTACCGGCTCACCCCGCGCCAGTAACAGTCCTGATACCAGAACACATGACCACCGGGAGCGGTACTCCAAACGCCATCCCAATAGATGCTGTAGGTGGATCCGTTGTAGTCAGCTTTGTACCAGCCGGGGCGTGATTTGAGTGGGCGGCTATCTTTCGGATACCAGCCAGTCAGTTTCAACTTACGTTTCGAGCTTTTCATTTCTCACGCTCCTTCAACATGGCGTCTGCGAATTCATACCCGACACGAACAACGTCTTCAATCCTTGGCGTAGTGCCGTCAGTACACGGTAAAAATCCACGGATAACTGATGCAGCGAAGTAATCACGCAGGGTCATGCCGTGGGTGATGTACTCGTTACCGTCTTGCGGATCAACGTAGCTCGACGGGAAAGCCCGTTCGGGTAGTAGATAAACTTTCATCATTCATTCTCCAGACTAAGTAGCTCCATCTGCAACTCATGCAATCTTTTCTCATCATGGTCGATGAGCATCTTGCACTCCATCATGCGTTCTTTGGTCAGCGTAATGTCGTAGCGCATGAAGGCTATCAACATCTTCAGGAAGTAGTATCTCATTGTCTTCCCCGCTTGTCGTAGAGTTGGAATAGCTTCACAGGCTTCTGCTTGGGTATCGGGTTGTTGATGATATGCAGCATCTGGAGCGCAAGAGTCATCGCCTCTTGGTGAGTCACCCAGATGTCCTGCGATCCTCGGATCGTAACCCTGATGCGTCCGGGCCACTGCGAATCGTCCATCACTTGTATGCTCATTCTTCTATCCTCGCCATTCCAGAACCTTTGCAGGATGAGCAGCGCGTACCGTCGTACATTCCCTCTCCAGAGCCAGAGCAATGGGCGCAGTAGCCTGGGTCTGTGTCGCAGACGCTGAAGCACTCGCACTCTACATCACGGCATTCGTCGGAATACTTCTCTTCAAGGGAGCAATAGATCATGGATCATCTCCTTCCGCTCCCGTTTGACCCGCAGGGCGTTATACCGCTGATGCAGCCGCTCAAGGAAGCTGACCCGCTGCGCCCCCTGCTTCTCTATCTCAAGCAGCGACAGCACCTGATCCTCACGCAGCGTATGCAACTGGGAGGTCATCGAACGCCAATCTTTGAGTATTTCAGAATACATTGCTTTTCCTTTTCTGCTAGTTTAGAAAATTTAACGAACCGCTTGTACGCTGCCCGCCCATCCCGCTTCGCGTCCTCGATCTGCAGCGCGTACAGACGCAGCGCGGCTTTGTGCTTCTTAATCATGCCCCAACTCCCATAAAATTTTCTTCTGTAAAGTGGATAAATCCGACTTCTCTTTCAATGCCCCCCACACCCGCTCGTCTATCGTGCCTTCTGTCAGCAGTACATAGCACCACACCGCTTGCTTCTGCCCGCCACGGTGCAGCCTGCCTACCGCCTGTTCAAATAGCTCCAGCGACCACGGCAGCGTCAGGAACACCATCTTGTTCTGCCCCTGAAGATTAATCCCGTGGCCTGCCGAAGCGGGATGGGCCAGCAGTAGCTCTATCTTCCCCGCATTCCAGCGATCCACCGCCCCTACGCTGTCCAGCGTGTGTGCGTGAGGGTAACGGCGCTGGAGTTCGGCAAGCTCCTCTTGAAACCAGTACCAGACTAGCGTAGGCGACTTCTGGTTCTCTGTCAGCAGATCATCCAGCAGATCGAACTTGTGCTGTGAGAACCACACCGGCACACCGTCCGCATAGACGAATCCGTTCGCCAACTGCTGCAGCTTGCCGGACACTACGCCCGCATTGACCGCCACCGCGCCCAGTGACATGAAATCCTTCTTCATGTCTTCATACGGCTTACGATCTTCCATCTTGCAGCGTAGCTCTACTGTGTTAAGCGGGGGCAGCGTATCAGCGTAGTCCTTGTTCTCCAGCATGAAGGTGGCGGGCTTAATCCGCTTCAGTACCTTCTCTAGTGACCCCGGCAGCGGCTCCCACAGCCCGTAGTCGGGATTGACCAGCCAGAAGTACTGCTGCATGAACGCACCCTTCGAGCGGCCTAGCAGTGACTGATCCACGATCTTGCACTGACCGAATACATCTTCCAGGCCGTTCGATGTAAAGCTCCCGGTCAGCCCCCAGCGCACAGGTAAGTCCAGCACCTTGTTCAGCGCCTTGAACCGCTTGCCGCTGGCGTTCTTCAGCCGCGTCAGTTCATCAAACACAATGCCGTCAAACGGCAGCAGTGGATACTGCTCAACTAGCCATTGCAGATTGTCATAGTTGATTACGGTGAAGTCTGACTTCTTATCTATCGCGTTGCGCCGTTCTTGTGGGTTGCCTACCGCCACACGCATCTTCAGGCTAGACCATTTCGGGGTTTCCTGCGGCCATACATCAGTACAGACGCGCTTCGGCGCAACCACTAAAAACCTTTTGACAATTCCATCGCGCAGCATTTCCGACATGGCGGTTAGAGCTATCGCAGTCTTGCCCGCGCCGACAGGAGCGAGGATCATCGCCCGGTCGTGTGCGTAGAGAAAATCTACTGCGTTTTCTTGATAGTCTCGGAGAGCCATTTATCTATTTCCTGTTTAGACCACAAACAAACATACTTCTGCCCCAGTGCTTCCATATCCGCAGCGAACAGCTTCTGCAACGGCGACAGCGCCCCACCCGTACGCTTTAACTCTACAAAGATAGTCCGCCCCGGCAAGCACACTATTCTGTCAGATACGCCACGGTTAGACGGGGAGACAAACTTGTACGCCCGCCCGCCAGCGTCCTTGACCCGCTTCACCAGATACCGCTCGAGGTCTTTCTCAAGTTCCATGAAGATAAATATACACCAAAAAAAGTTACTTGCAAACTTTATTTTTACAGACTATACTGCAAGCTCATCCACTAGAGTAAAGGAAAGTAAATGAAACACTCCAGCATCGTCGGGGGCAGCACCGCCAAGCGAGTCATCAACTGCCCCGGATCAGTCAAGCTGTGTCAGCGTATGCCGCCGAAGCCCTCTAGCAAGGACGCCGACACGGGTACGCTGCTGCACAATGCGGTAGCGGAATACATGGACGGCCACAACGTCATGGCGCTTGAGTATGAGGGCATCAAGATGACGCCTGAGTTGTTCGAGGATAAGTTGATGGTAGCTATTGAACTGCTGGGCGATGTTGACCCAGATATGGCAATGGAGTTCGACCAGGAGGTCACAGTCAGCTTCGGGTCGTATCTCCCCGGCGCTTTCGGCAGCACTGACCTGATCGGGCGGCTAGGCAACAAGGCTATCGTGCTGGACTGGAAGTTCGGTGACGGTGTGATCGTCGAAGCTACCGAGAACGAGCAACTGATGTACTACACTGCCGCAGCGATGCGGACACCTGAGTTGGCATGGGTATTTGATGGGGCGGATGAGATAGAACTGATTATCATTCAGCCGCCCGCCATCCGGCGCTGGACAACGACTACCGCTCGCATCAAGTCGTTCGAGCGCACACTGAAGAAAGCCGTTAAAGCCTCGGCTACGCCAGAGCCTAAACTGTTCGCTGGTGATCATTGCCGCTGGTGCGCCGCTCGACCGATCTGCCCTGTAATGACCGGCGCTGTTGATCGTGCGCTACGGACACAGATAGACGGATTAGACAAGGCTTATATTAGCAACTACTTAAAGAACGCCGTGCTGCTAGAGGGCTGGATCAACGATCTGCGTTCGCTCGCATTGCAAACGCTGGAGAATGGGGGTAGCATTCCTGACTTCAAGCTCGTTCAAAAACGTGGCACACGAAAATGGATTTCCGAGGATGACGCCCGAGTCGCTCTCTTGCAAATCCTCCCCGAATCTGAAGTGGTGGAGATGTCTATGGTATCGCCCGCGCAAGCCGAGAAGAAGTTGAAGAAGCGGAAGCTCGACTTGCCGGAAGGTATTGTGACCTCGGTCAGTTCAGGTAACACACTGGCGAGCGCAGACGATCCGCGCCCGGCAGTGCTTCAACTCGGTCAGCAACTCGCTGGCCTTTCTAAACTTCAATAGGAAATAAAATTATGTCCAATATAGTGACCTTTGCTGGTGCAGGACTCCCCGCTGTTGCCACCCTTGCTACTTCGCTGCGTAACCTCGAGGCCGACGTTGGCCCCGGTGGGGTGGTGCTCATCAAGATGGACAAGACGGGCTGTTGGGTGTTTGGTGCAGATCAAACCGAAGTCGAAGAAGACTCGACTTGGGCCGTCAATCCGTTCTCTTTCATCCATGGCTTTATCGCTTGGGGTGAAGGTGAAGTGCTGGGCGAGAAGATGACCGGCATCGCTAACCCGTTGCCGGAAGTTGATGCTGCTCCCCCTGGTGCCAAGCGCGGCTGGGAAGTGCAAGTCGGTATGTCGATGAAGTGCCTGACCGGAGAAGACGCCGGGGTGGAGTGCCGCTTTACCACCACCTCTGTCGGCGGCAAACGCGGTGTTCAGGGTCTGGCTGCGGAGCTTGCTACTCAGGTTGAAAAGGATCAGATCAAGGTTGTGCCGGTGGTCAAGCTGGATTCAGCCCACTACCCGCACAAGCTGTACGGGAAGATTTTTACGCCCGTATTCAAATTGGTCGAGTTCGTTTCGATGACACCAGAGGCCAAGGAGGAGGCCAAGGAGGAGGCCAAGGAAGAACCGGCGGCAGAGGAACCGAAGGCAGAAGAAGCCCCGGCTCGCCGTCGCCGTAGGACTGCTGCGTAAGAAGGTAGGGGGCTTCGGCCCCCTATTTCTATTATGACGATAGCATGGGTTGATTTTGAAACGAGAAGCAGATGCAATCTGCTGACTAGGGGCGCGTACAATTACGCGATGGACAGCAGCACCGAGGTTATCTGCATGTGCTACGCCATTGACGATGGCCCAGTGCAAACATGGGTGCCGGGGGATGCGCTGCCTGACTTCACTGGTATGCAGATCAGAGCGCACAACGCTGCATTTGAAAGACTGATTTTCACTTATGTTCTGGAGCAAGAGTACGCGCTGGAGCAGTATTACTGCACTGCAGCACAAGCCAGAGCCAACTCTATGCCGGGTTCGTTGGAGGATGTTGGCCGTGCTGCAGGAGCGTCGATGCGTAAGGACTATCGAGGCGCTGAGTTGATCCGCAAGCTATCCATCCCGCAGCCAGGGGGGGATTTCAATTACGACCCTTTGCTGCTAGAGGAAATGCGGGCGTACTGCCGTCAGGACGTTGAGGCTATGCGGGCGATATCAAAAGGTTTGCGTGGCCTGTCCGCCGAGGAGTTATCCGACTACCATATCAACGAGCGTATTAACGACCGTGGTGTGCTGGTTGATGTTGAACTATGCCGTGCTGCTATCAAATATTCAGATGCTGAAGTGGCTGAGATACAGCAGATCGTTCAGCAGGTATCCGGGCTGACTTCGGTGCGCTCGCCCAAGATGCGTGAGTGGGTGCAGGCCAGAGTCGGCCCGGAAGCACTCAAGCTGATGACCGTCTATAAGGACGGCGAAAAGAAGATGTCCGTCGACAAGTCTGTACGGGCGTCGTTACTCATTCTTGCAGAGGAAAACCCTGATGAAGTACCGGAAGACGTTGCGGAAATACTCCAGTGTGCCGACGATGTTTGGGCCTCCTCGGTTGCGAAGTTCAGCCGCCTTGCAAATTTGGCTGACGAGGAGGATAGCCGAGTGCGTGGCGCGTTCGTATTCAACGGGGGGGCGGCAACCGGAAGAGCATCCAGTTACGGGGCGCAGGTTCATAATTTCACCCGCAAATGCTCTAAAGAGCCAGATGCACTAAGGCGGGCGATGGTGCGCGGGCATGAGATCGTGCCGAAGTATGGCAAGCGTATCACTGACTGCCTCAAGGGTATGCTGCGCCCGGCACTGATACCGCAGCCCGGTCATGTGTTCGTCGTAGCAGACTGGGCCGGTATCGAAGCGCGGTGCAACTCTTGGCTATCGAATCAGCCACAAGCAGAACAGGTGCTGGACGTATTCCGATCGGGTAAGGATATTTATATCCAAGAGGCGGCAGGCATATTCCACTGCACCGAAGAAGAAGTGAATACGGATCGTCGGCAGATCGGCAAGGTAGCTATTCTGTCTTGTGGGTACGCCGGGGGAAAAAACGCCTTTGCATCAATGGGCCAAAATTACGGCGTAGTGCTGCCAGAGTCGGATGCTGTCCGCACAGTAGAGGCGTGGCGGCGGTCGAACCAGTGGGCGGTGCGCTACTGGCAGGAGATTGAGATAGCCTATACCAAGGCGATGCGCCATGTCGGGCATGAGTTTAACGCTGGGCGGGTGGTGTATATGTTTGATGGTGAGCATCTATGGTACGCGCTGCCCTCTGGTCGTGTGCTGCGCTACCCCTACGCCAAGCTGGAAGGCGATGAACTGACCTACCTCAAGTCCGCATGGAAACCCGCCGCCGACGCTAAAGAGTGGCCCCGCGCGCGGCTATGGAAAGGGCTGGCTTGCGAGAACATCTGTCAGGCAACCGCCAACGACATATTGAGGGGCGCACTGCGGGAATGCGATAGACAAGATTTACAAGTAGAACTTCACATCCACGATGAAATCGTTATTTCTTGCAAGCCGGAAGAAATAGAGTTTTCAAAAGCAACTTTAAGGGCTATAATGTGTATGCCGCCAGAATGGGCCGTTGGGCTTCCGTTGGCGGTAGACATAAAGGACATGGCCCGTTATGGAAAATAAAATTACGCAGGAGAAATTGAAAGAGCTATTTATATACAATAAGAAAACTGGTTTGTTTACTCGGAGGGTTTCTACTGGTAGGCATGATTGCCACAAAGCTGGAGAGATAGCCGGAACTAAATTAACCCATAGGTACGTGGTGATATCTATAGGAACGCAAAGATATATGGCCCACCGTTTAGCTTGGCTGTATGTGTATGGCATATGGCCCGCCGGAGATTTAGACCACATAAACCAGGATAAATATGACAATAGAATAACTAACTTAAGAGAAGCCACAAGAAAACAAAACATGCAGAATGTAACTAGGCACAAACACAACACCAGTGGCTTTAAGGGTGTCGCGTGGCACAAGCAACGTAACAGATGGAGAGCGTATATTTTTATTGACTACAAGCAAAAGCACTTAGGGCTATTCGAAACAAAAGAAAAAGCAAACGAAGCTAGACTAGACGCAGAAAAAATATACCACAGTCATTCTACGCAAACGAAATGAAAGGTGATGACCCGTTATGGCAAATGACTTCCTAGACTTCCTAGACTTCCTTTGCGGCTTACCCGCAGAGGGTGAAACGCTGCTGCTGACAAAGAAGGTGAAAAGTGGGGCTTTTCCTGCTTTTCTGCCTGCCAAATACCGCAAGGGGGGCGCGTGGTACGGTAATACTGGGTGTTTTATCATTGACCGCTTCAATGGGCAGATCAGTGCAGCGGGTAAGAACATCGAGCATGTGCTGGTGCTGGTCTGCGATGATGTCGGCACGAAGTCCAAGCTGCCGCCCATACAGCCCACCTGGGTCATGGAAACGAGCAAGGGTAACTACCAGTGGGGCTATGCCTTCCATGTGGATCATCAGCCCACCAAGGCCCGCTATACGGCCCTATATAACGCTATTGCCGCTGCGGGCTACTCTGATCCGGGCGCTAACAACCCGGTACGCAACTTCCGCCTGCCGGGATCGCTGAACGATAAGAAGGAAGGCTTCGAGGCGGTGCTGGTAGAGTTCAACCCGGAACGCTTTTTTACAGTAGAGCAACTGCTGGACGCCTTCGCGGTCAAGCTGGGTGAGGTAGTCGAAAGCACGTTCAAGCGTATCGAGTTGGCTGACGATGGCAACGACGAGGTACTGGCGTGGCTGTCCAAGTCCGGGCTAGTCTTGGACGGCGGCAATCCAGCGGGCTGGTATGGGGTAGTCTGCCCCAACGCAGCAGAGCATACGGACGGTAGCCCAGAGTCACGCTATACGCCCGCCACCCGCTCATGGGTGTGTATGCACGGTCACTGTCAGCACCTGAACTCGAAGAGCTTTCTTGAGTGGGTATATGAGCAGGGCGGGCCGGACAAGACCACCGGCTTGCGGGAGGAGCTTCTTGCTTCTGTCATGCGGGGAGTCTATGACAAGATCGGCCCCGCTATTGCCGCCGAGGAAGTAGCAGAGCAGATCAACGAAGCCGCTCGCTTGCGTGAGCTTGCCCGTGCTGTGCAGGATGAATGGCACGGCATATACGCCTATATCGAAACCGATGATTCTTACTTCGATATGGTAGGCACTTCGGAAATACGGCGATCGACTTTTAACGCCCTGTACCGCGCCATTGACTGCCGTACTATGCACGGCACGGGGACGAAGAAGATAGAAGCCTCGGTGTGGTTTGACGAAAACCGCAACAAGAAGGGCGGATATACCCTCAGAGGCTTGACCTATGCCGCCGGGGAGTCGCCGCTGTGCCACCGCGACGGGGCGGTCTATGGCAACCTATGGCGCAACTACCGCCCCGCTGTGGGCGACGGGGATGTGGGCCTGTGGCTTGACCATTGCCGCTCGATTGTGCCGGACGAGGCCGAACTGTCGCATATATGGGATGTGATGGCATACAAGCTACAGCACCCAGCGGTCAAGATCAACCACGCTATTCTGCACGCTGGCCGTCCGGGGTGTGGCAAGGATACTATGTGGCATCCGTTTTTATGGTCTATTGGTGGCCCTTACAAGCATAACGTCGCTCTTGTGTCCAATGAAACGCTTGGATCAACCTGGGGGTATGATCTTGAATCCGAGGTGATGGTTGTCAATGAGCTTCGTCAGTCCGAGGCCCGTGACCGCCGGGCGATGGAAAACACGCTAAAACCTATCATCGCCGCCCCACCTGAGTTCCTGCCCGTTAACCGGAAAGGGCTGCACCCGTACATGATGGTCAACCGTACCTTCGTTCTTGCCTTCTCCAATGACTCCGCCGCCATAGCTTTGCCCTCCGATGACAGGCGCTGGTTTGTTATATGGTCAGAAGCCTCCAGGATGGCCCCAGACGCTGCGCGGCGCATCTGGGCATGGTATGGTGCGGGCGGGTGCGCTGCTGTGGCTGGATGGCTAAGGCGACGGGATGTTAGCGCGTTTAATCCCGGTGCCGCGCCCGCGATGACCGAGGCTAAAACAAATTTGATAGAGGGTGGTCGGTCGATGTCCGAATCCTACCTGATAGAACAGATGGAAGGACAGCTAGGCGACTTCAAGTCAGGCGTTATCATGTCGCCGTTTCACGGCCTATGCGACCGCCTGAGCGGTAGTGTAGCGGGCGGGTACAGGATAGGACAGGCGGTGCTGTTTCACGCGCTGCAAGAGGCTGGCTGGCTTGACCGTGGCAGGGTACATACGTCCGATTTGCGTACCCATAAGCGGATATTCTGCCACCCTAGCCTTGCCGGCATATCCAAATCCGATTTGAGGCGCATGGGGGAGGCTATAGCCGCTCCGCCGGAGAGCAGGTTATCGGTAGTCAAGTAGCAAAAGAAAACGGCCCCTAGGGGCCGTTTGTCTATTTGCGGAGGATGATTAGGACTAAGGCGATCAGAGCCGCTACGATAGTGTGCATAGACTGCCCTTCGCAAGCCTGATGACCTGTATGCGGTTCAAGGTGGGCCATGCTGCCATGAGTGAATCGGCAAGGCGTAAGATGGCGGTAGTGTGGAAGTCGGTTAGCCGATAGGCTAGGGCTTGTTGGTTAGTCATGTTGCACCCCATTTGCTGCTTCCAAGGTACGGGCCAGAAAATATAACCGCATCTCTTGAGGCGACAGGCGCTTCATAGCGTACAAAAGCGCCGCTTGGCGACCGCATTGCCGGTAGAGCTTGGCAGCACGGATAGCGATCTCTGCTGATTTGGTTATGGTCATTATCTTCCACCTCCTTTTCGTTCGCTGTAATCTCTGGCAGCGGTTAGAGCTTCCCGGCATGTTGCACCCGTGCGGCGAGCATCAAGATACACTTGGGCAGCGCCGCCGATGTAACGGTGGTATATGGCATTAAAAACACGATTTGATGATGGCATGGTTACTACTCCTCTAGTTTGGCATGTCGGGGCAACATTGCCACATTAGCCGATACCTGCATCAATCAATAAATCACCCCATGCCGAAGCGTATCGCGCCGAAGGTTGCTGGCGTATACTTGCGCTTGGTGCATCGTATATCCGGCTCCGGCCCCGTAAAATATTTCCCGTTCCGGTGTAGGATCGTCGGTAATATACCGGGCGCGGATTCGCCATTCATTTCCTACCTGTACCGGCACAATCGATTTGATTTTAATTGTCATGGTCTCATCCTTATAGTGATTACGAAATAGGCAATTTTGCAACCTTGCCACACTAGCCGACGATACATGCTTGCGCGCCAGTCTGATAGCCGTGGTTGCCTGATTTGCGGTCACATACATGTTATACCCCCCTTTTCTGTTTCGGTTAAATAACAAAACAATCTGTTGCAGGTATCAATATAGCACTAAAAACAGGAAAAGTATTGATCTAGATCAAATTGCAACAAAATTATTTAAGGGGGGCTACACATAGGCATAATACCCCTTGACCTCACTAAACTATTGCCGATGTGGGCCAGATTTTATGTGTGAGATGTGTGGGGGGATGTGTGGTTTGGGAAGGACGGTTGTGCATCGGGTGCGCCAGTGTGGGAGAGGAAAAAGGGCTTTATGTGTAATATGTGTTGTGTGATATTAAATGAAAAAAAAAAGGTATACAGATGAGAATGGTTCTCATCTACAGAAGTTTGCAGCAATTTTAACCGGCCACGCAAATGACACACATTGCACATCGGCGCCAAAAACCGATGTATAACATGTGCAATATGTGTAACGTCACAAATAATGGTGCGAGCCTTTCCGCCTGCCAGGTAGATGTCGATTTTCCTTCGTATATCTAAATCCTCTAATATTCTTGAGAATATATCGGTTCTCTAATATTGGTGAGCATATTAGAAAAAGGTGATGGATGGAACCTTAAAGCCGACAGGCCGGGCGGGTGGAACTGAGATGGTATCGCCACTATCACCCGCATTCCTAAGCAGTAAAAATTACCCGCATTCCTAAGCAGTAAAAATTACCCGCATCCCTAAGCAGTAAAAGTTACCCGCATCCCTAAGCAGTAAAAATTAGGTTATGAAACTACACATATTGCACATCGGATAACTTTGTGCTATACATCGACCATGTTCAAATCACTACCATTCTCGCCCCGGCAGATCCGGGCGTCTGAGGCGCGGCTAGAGAAGATATACACCGCCGCAAGTCTAGGGCTTAAAGGTGACAGTCTGGCTGTTGCCTCTGGGATGCTGCCATCTGAGTTCAACCAGCTAAAGCAGCTTGATCCTGTGGTTGAGCTTGCCATATTGAAGGGAAGGGCGGATTCAGAGTTGGAGCACTCTGGGCATCTGGCGCAGCGGTCTAGGGAAGGTGATGGCAAGGCGTCTTTGGCGATCTTGCAGCATCAGCATGGCTGGACGGCCAAGCAGGACATAAACCTCGGCGGAAGCGCGTTAGCCAACCTGCAAGTAACTTTTGTAAAACCTGGAGAGGTGTATGATCAAGTTCCCGGACAAGTTAGCGCCGATATTCCAGCCAGCCCGATACAAGGTTCTTTACGGGGGGCGTGGGGGCGCGAAATCTTGGGGGGTTGCGAGGGCGTTGCTGCTGATGGCAGCGCAGAATCCGATACGGTGGCTATGCGCCCGAGAGTTCCAGACATCCATCAAGGATTCGGTGCATCGACTGCTGAGTGACCAGATCGAAGATTTGGGTTTGAGCGACTTCTACCACATCCAAAAGGACGGGATTTTCGGTAAGAACGGCTCAGAATTCGGTTTCCAGGGATTGCACCACAACATTACTAACCTGAAAAGTTGGGAAGGTGCAGACGGATGTTGGGTTGAGGAGGCTCATACCGTTAGTGACTCTAGTTGGAACATTCTGATTCCTACGATCAGAAAAAAGAACTCAGAAATATGGATGACGATGAATCCAGAATTTGAGGATGATGCGACGTACAAAAGGTTCGTTGCAAACCCACCAAAGAGTGCGGTGCTGATCAATATCAACTGGCGGGATAATCCTTGGTTCCCGGAGGTACTGGATCAGGAGCGGCAAGACCTTCAGGAAAGAGACCCGGATGCTTATGACCACGTTTGGGAAGGGAAATGCAGGCAATGGTTAGAAGGCGCTATCTACTCAACGGAGTTAAGAAAACTCTTCCAAGATGGGCGCGTATGCAGCGTAATACACGATCCAAACGCACCGGTCTATACAAGTTGGGACTTGGGAAGTACGGACGATACGGCTATATGGTGGTATCAAGTTATCGGTGGAGAAATACACGTTCTGGAAAGCTACGCTTCCAATCATGGGAGTCTCAGTGAGTACGCCACACAAATCTTGGGTAGAGAAGTCACTATAGACTTGGTTGGCGACGAAGTGAAGGCAAGAATAGGCCCGATCAAGCCTGACCTGCAGTACAGGACGCAGTATAACTACGCGAAGCACTGGCTACCTCACGATGCCCGGGCGAAGACGCTGGCAGCGAAGGGGAAAAGTATCATAGAGCAGCTTGCGAGTGCGCTGGACTTCAATATGTTGGGGATTGTGCCTAACATCGGGATAGAAGATGGTATCCAGGCGACAAGGACGATGTTCCATCGGGTGTGGTTCGATAAGGAAGGCTGTGATGACGGCGTTAAGGCTCTCAGAAGGTATCAGAGAAAGTACGACGAGGATAACCGTGTTTTTTCTAGACAACCTCTACATAACTTCGCTTCGCATTATGCTGATGCTTTTCGGATGATGGCTGTAGCATGGCAGCACTCGGTGAAGGTAGAACCGAAGATTACGGAAAAAGAGGTTTTTGAGCAGATAAATCGCGGAAATCAGGCTACTTTAGATCAAATGTGGGCGGAAAACAGGCCAAATCGTCGAATTAGGATTTGACACACAAAGAAAAAAGAGTATGCTACGAGCAACTTTCAGGAGGCTACTATGAGCATTGCATCTTACCCCTACGCTTTCCCTTACGAAACAGTCGCGGCGAGTCAAACGGCTCAAGTTCTAGGAGGTACTGGGGCTATTGGGGACTACCTCCATCGAATCATTATCTCGGTGAATACTGTTGCTACTGGAACAGTAACCTTGCTTGACGGGGCAACGTCGATTCCAATTACGACAGGCGCGGCGACCCTTGTGGCGGGAATTTTCTCAATCGACATAGGCGCAATAAGCGCAAGCGGCCCGTGGAAGGTGACTACCGGAGCCGGAGCAACTGTGATAGCGGTTGGAATCTTCTCCGCATAATGGAAAAGCCTGACGACGATGTTCAAGAGTGGCTAACAGCAATAGCCGCTTATGAGACTACCTTCAAGAAGTGGGAAATGAGGGTAGAGAAGATTCTCAAAAAGTACAAAGATGAAGGCAGATCAGTAAGAGATACAGGGTCAAAATACAACATCCTGTGGTCGAACGTCCAGACAGTCGTTCCTGCGTGTTTCTCAAGACTTCCAAAACCATCAGTTTCAAGACGCTATAAAGACACCGATCCTGTCGGTCGAGTAGCTTCAGTCCTCTTGGAGAGGGCGCTTGAATACGAAGTTGAATACTATCCTGACTACCGTAACACCATGAAAAATGTGGTGAATGACCGCTTTTTGGGTGGTAGAGGAATAGCATGGGCGAGGTATGAGCCTCATTTCCAGAAGACTCCTGATATGCCTGAAGACGGCATTCAGATCACTGAAGATCGGGACGAATCAGAGGTTGAGGAAGACGAATCAGGAGTTCAAGAAGAAATCGCTTATGAGTGCGCTCCGGTAGATTACGTCAATTGGAAGGACTTCGGCCACAAGGTAGCGAGAACGTGGGAAGAGGTCGAAGCAGTATGGCGTAAAGTCTATATGACTGAAGATATGCTAGAGGAAAGGTTCGGCGAAGAACTAGCTGCTGAAATCCCTCTGGATACCCGTGTAGATGAGCAAAGGAAAGCCGGAGTCGACGCAGAGTATCAAGCGGTTATCTATGAAATCTGGGATAAGGCGCATAGTAAAGCCTTGTGGCTGTCGAAGAGTCTCGGAAAGTTCGTAGATGAGCGGGATGATCCGCTTAAACTACAGGGATTCTTTCCCTGCCCAAAACCACTTTACGCCACCCTGACAAGTGACTCTCTGATTCCAGTACCTGACTACACGCTGTATCAGGATCAGGCACAGGCGTTGGACATCCTCAGTGACCGTATTGATGGACTGATCAAAGCTCTCCAGGTCAAGGGCGTCTATGACGCGAGTATCCCTGAACTGGCGAGACTTTTCACTGAAGGTGGCAATGGGGATATGATCCCCGTCAAGAACTGGCTGGCTTTCGTTGAAAAACAGGGTTTGAAGGGCGCGATTGATCTAGTCGACATCATGCCGATTGCTCAGGCTCTCGGAGAAGCCTATAAAGCCTTTGCACAGATCAAGCAGGAAATCTACGAGATTACTGGACTCTCCGATATTATCCGAGGTTCTAGCGATCCAAGAGAGACTGCGACTGCCCAGAAAATGAAGGGTCAGTTTGGGTCGATGAGACTCAGGACAATGCAGAACGACGTTGGACAGTTTGCTCAAGACCTGCTTCAACTGAAAGCCCAGATTATCTGCCAGCAGTTCCAGCCAGAAACGATTCAGGCTATGTCAGGTGCGGCACAACTCAGTCCTGAAGACCAACAATTGATCCCACAGGCACTGGAACTACTGAAAAACAATCCTCTTAGGGGTTTCAGGATAGAAATTGAAGCGGATTCACTGATATTCGCTGACGAACAGCAAGAAAAGGCCGATAGGATGGAGTTCTTGCGTTCTGCAGGACAGTTCGTCGAGCAAGTGATGAAACTGAGTCAGGAGTCCCCGATTATCGCTCCGGTTGCTCTGGACATGCTGAAGTTCTCGATTACGAGCTTCAAGGTGGGCAAAGAACTCGAAGGCGGGTTCGATGCGTTAGCGGATAAGCTGAAACAAGCTGCCGCACAACCGCAACCACCTAAACCTGACCCTGCCATGATGAAGGTTCAGGCTGACATGCAGATGCACCAGTCTGAAATGCAGATGAAGGCTCAAGCTGACCAACAGGCGGCTCAAACACAGATGCAACTAGCCCAACAGAAAGCCCAGTTGGAAATGCAGTCTGAGCAGCATAAACAGCAGGTTCAGGCACAGGAAGTCATGCAGCAGAACCAGTTGGAAGCACAACGGGCGCAGATGCAGATTCAGGCCGAGCAAGAAAAGTCACAGATGGAAGCCGAGATAAAGTGGAAGATTGCAAAGCTACAAGCTGAAAAGGACATTCTAGTTGCTCAAATCTCTGCTCAGTCAAAAATGGATGTCGCTCAAGAACAGGCAGATCAGATGCAAGTTGGCGAAGATGGTAGTATCACAAATTCAACAGCAAGTAAGAAATCAGATCAGCACATGGAGATGATGAATCACATGGGTAATATGATGGGCGTTATTCAATCAGCGATCACTGGATTTCAACAGGCTGTAGATCGTCTAGGCACTCCACAACCTAGATCGGTGATTAGAGGCGCTGATGGCAAGATTGTAGGTGTGCAATGACTGCCGTAATTAGAGTACCAGAGTTAAACGCTGGACTGACTGTTGATAACGCAGTTCAGCCAGATGGTTCTTATCGTCAGAGAACAGAGTCCTATTTCGCCCCGGCATTCTTAGGGCCATTTGGTGACTTGATTGCACAACCCATGACTCCATTGATCCAGATGGATTTCGTCTATGGGATCAATACGCAAACGGGAACAACAACGCTAGTCAGTACCGGTACAGCAGACACGAACCTGTCTCGATTGAGACTACAGACAAGCACCAGCACGACGGGAAGCGCAATCTTCCAATCACGGAAACCCGCAAAGTATCGAGCAGGTCAAGGTGTAGTAGCGAGATTCACCGCAGCATTTACGACCGGAGTAGAGAATTCCACTCAGATTATCGGTGCTGGTACGGATACTGATGGTTATTTCTTTGGCTACAACGGTTCTACATTCGGGATTCTCCATAGATTGTGGGGTGTGGATAACTGGATTCCACAGTCACAGTGGAATGGCGATTTATGTGATGGAATGTGTCCTTCCCAATTTAGTTGGGATGAGACTAAAGGTAATGTCTGCATGATCAAGTATCCGTACCTTGGATACGGTGATATTACCTTTTGGGTTCTCGATGCTATCTCTGCCGGGTGGGTGTTGTGTCATACAATCCGCTACCCGAATACCACTACTACAGTACAGATAGGCAACCCAAATCTGTCATTCTATGCACAAGTCATTAACGCAGGGAACAGTACCAATCTCACTTTGTATTCTGCCTCTGTTGGAGTCTTCCTTGTCGGGGAGAGATCGTATGTCGGTAATCCCAAGTGGGCTGCTGACAACAACAAAGGCGCGATTACAGCGGAAACCAATCTACTAAGTATCCGCAACGCAACGACTTACAACGGCGTAACGAACCGAAGTTTGATTCGTATCAACTCAATCTCATTTGCGAACGGATCAGGTACGCAGACAGTGATTGGGGTACTGCGTGTAAGAATCGGCGCTACGGTAGGCGGTTCTCCTTCATTCGCTACGGTCAATGGAACAACGGCCAATGCAGGTGTAACGATCACCTCGGGGAACAGCATAGCCAGTATCGACACAGCAGGAACCACTGCAACGGGCGGGACGTATCTGTTTAACTGCTCGGTGTCTGCTACTGGAACGAACGTCCTTGATGTATCACCATTGAATCTTTATATCGCCCCCGGCGAAACGATGACTTTCTCGGGATTTGCGTCGGCTAGTTCTACGCAGGGCGTGTCGGTCAATTGGACTGAAGACATCTAATGCTGCTAGACCTATTTTCTTTTTTCTTTCCTCAGCCACATGTTGGTGGCGACGATGCTGGTGGCTGGAAGAAGATCAAAGAGAAGCCAGTATTAGTGAAGCGGAACACAATACGCGAAGCATTGAAGTTGGTTATAGATGGCCCTGAGAAAATAGAAGTTCCAGCCAGTATAACTGTAGAAGTTAAATCAGGCACAAAAGCGCCAAGCGTAGATTGGCAAGCATTACAAAACGACTTCGCTAGGGTTCAAGAAATTCTAGTTATCGCAAATCAAATACTTCTTCAGCAGCAAGAAGAAGATGATGAAGAAGCTCTTATGGTGCTAATATGAGACAACGCTGGCTGCAAATAAACCATGAATTGGTAGAAGTTACTGACGATTATGTTGCTCCGCAGCAACAAGGTGCCTATATCATGCCTGATATTCAGCCATATCGCTCTCAGATTGACGGGAGTATGATTACGAGCAGATCACAACATCGCTTGCATTTGAAAGCAAATGGGTGTATAGAGATAGGCAATGAAACGAAGTATCTCAAACCGAAGCCCATGACGCCACCGCCAGGGCTGAAGGAAACCCTAATTTCGGTGGTTAACAAACAAAGGAACTAATCATGGCACTCGCAGAAGAACTTACCGCAGTTGGAATGTCGCCGATGGCGGCTATCGCAATCCCGAATGGCAATGTCGCGGCTGTTACGGCTACAGGTTCATCGGCTCTGGCTACGGCTGTTGAGTTGAAGGCTGGTGTTAATCGTATTACTGGTTCGGATGGTGTTCGCCTTCCTGCGGCTAACCCGGGTAGCTCGGTGATTTGCATTAACGATACAGGTTCGACGATCAAAGTATGGCCGCCCACTGGTGGTGCGATTCAGATTCCCGGTACGAGCTTTGGTTCTGCCGTAGCGGGTACTGCCGGTTCTTTGACCACTTACTCTACGGCGATCTATACTTGCGTAGTGGGTGGTTCGGCAAGTTTGTGGGCAGTTGTTAAGTCGGCCTAATAGGAGATACGAATGTCTGATCCGGTCGAAACTGGGACTACTCTCAGGGACACTATCGAAGCAAGTTTTGATGCTGCCGAGAATGGCACATTAGAGCCTGTTGTTGAGACTTCTAGACCTGTCGAAGACAGGATAAGGGAAGAGAATGGACGTTTCGCTCAAAAGGCAGAGACAGCAGAAGCTGTTATTCCAGAATCTCAACAAGAGAAAAACGACCTTCAACGACCTACGACTTGGAAAAAAGACTATCTCCCTATATGGGATAAACTGGCTACTGGTCAGCCTCTACTACCAGATGAGGCGCGGAAACTAGCCCAGTACAGTAATCAGCGTGAAAAAGAATACGCATCAGGCGTATCAACTTACAGAGCAGAGGCGGAAAATGCGCGTACTTTACAAGAAGCTATTGCGCCATTTATACCGAATCTGCAGAAGGCTAACCTTGATCCAAAGACTTGGATCACGAACTTAGGCAGGGCGCACGAAGTATTAGCGTTGGGGTCAGCAGAGCAGAAACTGCAGGCGTTTCACAAACTCGCTCAAGACTACGGTATTCCGCTTGCTGCGGTAGCCGGTCAAGCTCAAGGGGGAGTTCCGCCGATAGTGACTCAACTCATGCAACAGATCAACGCTCTACAAGGGCAAGTATCTACTGTGTCTTCATGGCGTGAGCAGCAAGAAACGCAGAAGATTCAAGATACAATTACGCAGTTTAGTTCAGATACACAGAAGCATCCTCATTTTGAGGCGGTCAAAGCGACGATGGCTCAATTACTTGAGTCTGGTTTAGCCAAAGACCTTGAAGAAGCCTACACGAAAGCAATCAGGTTCAACGATGATATCTGGGATCAAGAGCGTCAAGCTCAGTCTTCGACCATCGCTAAATCTACTGCAGTCGCAAAGGCAAAAGCTGCTGCTGTTAGTGTTAAGTCCTCAAGTCCTACAGGACAGACTACCGGAAGTGGCACAAAGGATAGGCGGGCGATACTCAGCGAACAATTAGACGCTGCGTTCTCTGGCCGGGTTTAATCAGACTCTAGGAGAAACAATCATGGCATTTGCCAACTCTAGCATCACGGATATCATCGCTTGACTGAATATGCTGCTAAATATGTCTCTGTTATCCGGCAATGCTTTTTACGGTTCTCTTCAGCAGGAATACACTGAAGATTCCAAGGAACGTGTAACCCGGAAACCGGACGACCATCTATTAAGCCTTTCAGCGGAATAATGTGATCAACGTGAAACTCTTTCGGACAACTAGCGTAAATAGCAAGAATATCGTCGAGGTTAACCCACGGCGGAGTTCTTCCTTTAACGTCTTTACGCCGATAGAACTTTCTAGCGGAACAGGATGGGTCGGTAGCCCAAACAAGCCGTCTAGTAGCGTTAAGTTCATCTTTCCGAAGATCGTACCGTTTCTTCTTAAGTTCTTGCCTTCTGGCAACGTAAGCAGGATTAGTAGCCTCTTGCTTTCTACGCCAAGCGTTTTGATACTCAGCGTACTTCCCAAAGTATTTGGGCGCACGTTTAATCAAATCTGCTTTAGTACAGGTTTTGCACTTATGAGAAACAGTATTGCCCTTTTTGTAGTATTCGGAACGTGGGGTATCAATCCCGCAACCGGGGCAAATCTTAGTAATGAATGGTTGTCTCATAGAGATATTATAGCACAACAAATAGGCGATGTAAAACAGGATGAAAACGGTGAAACCCCAGAACGGGCAATACCGTGCCAAGCCTCAGCACCTAAAAGGGTTGAGGAAGGTGTAACGACTAGGTTCCGAGCGAAAGCGGTAATGAACCCACGAGCGTCCTGCCCTACTAATCTAGTAGGTGATGAGATAGTCTACTCTGTATGGGAACATACAGGAGCCTCGGATAAAGAGCCGGGGACGAAAATATATAGGACAACGATTCAATCACGGTCTGGCGAACTTGCAGACAACTTGACTAACAATAACGCGCTCTTGAAGAAGCTGAAATCCAAGGGCAACGTGCGTCCGTTCAGCGGTGGTAATGTGATTTTGGAAGAAATCATGTACAACGACACCGCTACGAACAACGCTAACAGCTATTCTGGCTACGAACTGATTAACATCAGCCCGGACAGCCCGATCAGTGCTGCTCAGTTTTCGATCACCCAGTACGCCGATGCCGTTACCATGTCGGGTCTGGAAGGTCTGCAGAACAGCGGTAAAGAGCAAATCATCGACCTGCTTGATGGTCGTATGAAGGTTTCGGAAGCTCGCCTTCTGAACCGTATCGCTGGCGACATCTACCTTGACGGTACTGGCAACGGTGGCAAGAATATCACTGGTCTGGCTGCGGCTGTGCCTGATGTTCCGACAACGGGTACTTACGGTGGTATTGACCGCGCTACTTGGAGCTTCTGGCAGTCGAAGAAGTATTCTGGCGTGACGAACGGCGGCGCTGCTGTGTCTGCTGCGAACATTCAGCAGTACATGACCGCTCTGGCGATTCAACTGGTTCGCGGTACGGACAAGGCTGACCTCATCGTTGCTGACAATACCTACTACGGTCTGTATGTCAACAGCCTTCAAGCTATTCAACGTATCTCCAGTGACTCCGAAGCGGCTGCTGGCTTCGCTTCGCTGAAGTTCTACGGTGGTGGTACGGCTGCTGATGTCGTTCTGGACGGTGGTGTCGGTTCTAACGCGACTGCTGCTCACATGTGGTTCTTGAACACGAACTACATCTTCTTCCGCCCGCACAAAGATCGCAATTTCGTGCCGATTGGTGGTGAGCGTCAAGCCGTAAACCAAGACGCGATTGTCAAGCTGTACGGGTGGGCAGGTAATCTTACTACGTCCAATTCTTTCCTCCAGGGTGTGTTGATTGCCTAATCACCCCAACTTATAAAGGACAAATATCATGGCTTACACTATTAACGAACCGTTCACCGGCTTGATGCCTATTGCTGCTACGGACTCTGGTGTTACTTACCCTAATGCCTCTTCTGCTGCGCCTACTGCCCCGATGAAACTCGGCATGATTGTTACCGCTAATGACCCGACTTATGGTCAAGGCGAGTTCATTCTGCTGAAGGGCGTTGCTTCGACAGTGGTCGGTTCTGTCGTTACTTACACGACTACTTCGTTCCAAACTGCTCTTGCACCGGTTGGCACGAACAAACCGCAGCCTATCGCGGTTGCAATGGCAGCGACTACAGCATCGTTGTGGGGCTGGTATCAGATCAGTGGTCTGGCAGTTGCTGCCAAGACTTCAGGTCTGGCTCTGGCTTCTGGCGCTGCTGTCGGCATTCTGACGGTTGGCAAGATCGCAGCGACGGGTACTGGCAAAGAAGTTGAAGGCGCTCTGACGAACGCTAAAGCGACTACGCCTACGACCGTGACGCTGATTATCAGCCGGCCCAAGATGCAGGGACGTATCACCTAAGCATGGATTTAATGGAAACTGAGTTAGTACATCAGAACGAGGGGGCTACTCAGCCCCTTCGTATTTCCATGTATGTCACCTGTAACACGCCGGACGAGAAGATTCTGGAGAATATCCAAATAAACTCTAAAGGGCGCAAAGGGTGGCAAAAGATAGAAGCAGCACATGATAGGATTGCTTTTATTTGCGGTTCTGGCCCTAGTCTGAAGGATACCCTCCCAGAAATACGGGACGCATATGACTTCAATGATAAAGTTGATATTTTTGGTTTAAATGGTGCGGCAAAGTTTTTAGGCGAAAATTGTGTGACACCTGAGTATCAAGTCATTCTTGATGCTAGACCTAAGAATGTCGACTTAATAGCCCACGCAAATAATTACCTGTTTGCTTCTCAGGTTGATCCTACGCTATTCCAAATAGTGCCTGATGCCAAACTGTGGCACTCGACTCATGGGGATATCGCACCTGAGTTTCCAGACTACGACGATGACTACTGTTTCGTAGGTGGATCAATCTCGGTAGGCAACGCTGCGATGGTCTTAGCCTATGTAATGGGCTATCGAACGATGCACTTGTATGGATATGACTCCTCGCACAGAGGCGATGCTGGACACGCTTTTAGACAGTCGATGAACGACGGTGATCCTTGTACCATTATAGACTTCAGGAACAAGGAATATCTGTGTAGTTTGACGATGAGACTACAAGCACAGTATTTCCCTGCTAAGGCTAAAGCTCTTGAACTGAACGGCTGTAATATTATTGTTCATGGCGATGGGTTGCTCCCAGACATGTGGAATGCTCCGCCACTGCCAGAGCAAGAGAAGTATGAAGAAGTCTGGAAGAACAAGAAGTATGGTTTTGTCTCTCCCGGAGAGCGTCAAGTCAATAACTTCTTGGAGATCGTTAAACCGAAACCGCTTTCAAGGATTGCAGACTTTGGCTGTGGCTGCGGTAGAGGCGGGTTGGGAATCTACAAAAAGACGAAGCTACATACGACTTTGATCGACTTTGTAGAGAATAGCCGCGATGAAGAAGCTAAACAGCTAGAGTTCATCAAGGCAAACCTTAGTGGTGATCATCTTCCGCTCTATGTTACGCATGGCTTCTGCTGTGACGTGATGGAGCATATTCCGACAGACTTGGTAGGCAAGACAATCACCAACATCATGGGTGCTTGTGTCGACTGCTACTTCAATATTTCGACTGTTGATGACTTTGTTTTTGGTAGTTTGATTGGCGAAACTCTCCATCTGACTGTTAGACCGGCAGAATGGTGGATCGAAGAGTTTCAAAAACTTGGCTACATCGTCAAGTGGAGTAAAACTTGGGATGTTGCTGTTTCTTTGTATGTCGTTAAATCCTAAACACTTGGGAGCAACAAAATGGCTATTGAATCAGATGAAAAAGGTGCAGACTCCAGACTAGCAGTGCAGTTCTATACTCGGCCTGTTCAGAACGAGTTCGAGACACAACGACAAGGGCGTCCAATCTTCTTGGACTGCGACTTCGTTAAAATCTTTGTTCCAGGCGATAGCCTCTCGGTTATTGACCAGCCTGTGAGAGAAGATCACAAAACCCGCTTCCCTATTCAGTGGGCGCACTACCAGAATAAACACGGCGGCGACTCGAAAGAGATTGGTACTCCCCTGAGCCAGTGGGCGCTGCTGACGCCTTCTCAGGTAGAGGAACTTCGTGCGTTGAAGTTCTATACTGTAGAAAATGTGGCAAACGCAGCAGATATCGCTCTCCAGCGGATAAATATGATCGCTGGCATGAGTCCGTATGCTTTTAGAGACAGGGCAGTCAGGTTTTTGAAGTCTGCCACTGAAGAATCACTTGCAAATGCTGATAATGAGCGTATAAAGGCACTTGAGGCCGAAAACGCTAGTATGAAGGAGAAGTTGGACTCCATCCTAGCGAATATGCAAACTACTGAGCATAGTAAGCCTGGGCGTAAAAAACGGACTCGTATTGAGCCGGAAGCCCAGACCACTAATGACTTAGCGGAAAGCATATAAATGAGTCTACTCACAATCATTCAGCAAGCAACGGCGGAGATGGGGTTGGCAGTGCCAACCATCGTAGTTGGAAACTCAGATGCCGACACCATCCAACAACTCGCTTTACTGAATGCTTGTGGGTACGAACTTTACCGCCAGTACCCTTGGGAAGCACTCAATAAAGAGTATCGCTTCACCGTCCAGTACATAACGACCACCGGAACGACAGTAGCAAACTCTGCCGTTGTTACGGCCATTGCGAATACTACGGGTTTAGATTCGACCTATAGCGTAGTCGGAACAGGTATCAATACCGATACCTATGTCTTGACGCTCGACTCACCTACGCAGGTGACGATGAGTCAAGCAGCTTCAGCAAGCGGTACGGTAACGCTGAACTTCTGTAAAACCAAGTATTCGATGCCGTCTGATTATGCCCAAATCACCGATAGGACGATGTGGGATAAGTCGAAGCATTGGGAGATGCTTGGTCCTGAGACTGCTCAACAATGGCAGTGGCTGAAGTCTGGATATATATCAACCGGCCCCCGAATCAGGTTCAGGATCATGGGTGGGTACTTCCAGATATGGCCCGCTATTACGACTGCCGAATACCTTGGTTTTGAGTATCTGAGCAACGCTTGGGCGTCATCTTTTAGTGGTACGCCACAGACTTCTTTCTTGGCAGATACTGATACGACGATATTCCCTGATAGGCTTTTGGTTCTAGGGTTGAAGAAGAAATACTTCGAGATTAAAGGCTTCGACGCAACAGCATTTACTAGAGACTACCAAGGCGAACTCAGTATCTGTAAAGCCAACGATTCGGGAAGCAAGACGCTTAGTATGAATCCAAAGCTCTCTAGTGTTCTCATAACCTGGGACAACATCCCGGACTCCGGATATGGCACATAATGCTGGCCCAAGCTAGGCGCCCTGTTGTTCAGCGACCAAGAGCGACTTCTGCTTCGCTTCCTGCGCCTATCGGCGGCTGGAACGCAAGGGACGCACTAGGCGACATGGCAGCAACAGATGCAGTTTATCTGACCAACTGGTTTCATGGCACTACGGACGTAATGGTTCGCGGGGGGCATACGCATTGGGCTACAGGACTTCCTGACCAAGTTGAATCTCTTCTCGTCTATGCTGGTGGAGCATCTAATAAGCTCTTTGCAGCATCAGGATCAGGAATCTATGACGTAACCGCGGGTGGTGCAGTTGGAGCAGCAGCAGTCTCCTCGCTTACTAACGTCCGTATTCAGTACCAGAATGTCTCTACGGCTGGTGGAGACTTCATGCTCTGTGTTAACGGAGCAAATAAACTCAGAGGGTACAACGGCTCGACTTGGTGGGTGGATGGTGACGGCGCTCACGACATCACTGGATTGGATACAGCAGGGGTTATTCAGATAAATCTGTTCAAGAACAGAATATGGTTCGTACAAAACAATTCCCTGACCCCGTATTACTTGGGAACATCCTCAATCGCAGGTGCTGCCGTAGCTTTTCCGCTTCAAGGTATCGCCCAGATGGGTGGTTACGTTGTAGCGATGGGTACATGGACGATTGACGCAGGATCTGGCGTAGATGACCTTGCGGTATTTGTCACGAACAAGGGCGAGATTATCGTCTATAAAGGCACAGACCCTGCCAGCGCCTCTACATGGGCCTTGGTGGGCGTTTGGAGGCTCGGCGCACCCGTAGGTAGGCGCTGCCTATTTAAATACGCTGGTGACCTTCTGGTGATCTCTCAGGACGGGTTACTTCCACTCTCCTCCGCTCTACAGTCTTCGCGGATCAATCCAAAGGTTGCTCTGACTGACAAGATTCAGTTTGCTGTGTCGACTGCGGTGACTTCTTACGGAGATAACTTTGGGTGGCAGACATTCTACTACCCAAAGAATAACCAACTGTATTTGAATGTCCCCGTACTGGAAGGCTCGACTCAACAGCAGTATGTGATGAATACAATTACTAAGAACTGGTGTAACTTCGAAGGATGGAACGCTAATTGTTGGGAATTGTATGAAGACCAGCCATATTTCGGTGGCGATACGTTCGTAGGGCTAGCCTATAACGGTAACTCAGACAACGGGGATAACATCGACTTTGACGGGAAACAGGCGTTTAACTACTTCGGCTCTAGGGGCTTGTTGAAGCGTTGGACGATGATGCGGCCTATTATCCAGTCGTCAGGAATTCCCTCTCTTCTGGCTAACATCAATGTCGACTTCGAAGAGGCTTTCCCTACTTCGGCTATTTCTTATACCCCACAACAATATGGGGTTTGGGATGTAAGCACATGGGATACAGCTATCTGGACAGGTGGCTTGTCGATCAGTAAAAGCTGGAAAGGCGTCAACGGAGTCGGTTATTGCGCTGCAGTACGGCTTGTGGGTAGTTCTCAAGGAATTGATACGCACTGGGTTTCTACAGACCTAGTCATGGAAAAAGGCGGGATACTATAATGGCGATGACACAAGCACAAGTCCAGGCAGCGTATAACGCTATGGGCAATACAGGTGGGTTGGATAAATCAGCATTGGACTATTGGATGACAAATGGGTCTAGTCCAGCCGATATCTATAACAGCGCAGTGACATACATTAACGACCCAAAATATACTCAAATTGCACAGAAGGCGCAGCAACTATTGGCTAATCCTTCTGGGCAAAATACTAACTCTAATACGAACACTAACGCTAATACGAATACTCAGACTGCCCGTGGATTGACGCCAGATCAGGTTATTCAAGCCTACAAAGACATTGGCAACCCAAATGGCGCAAGTGATGCAAAGGCAATGGAGTATTGGACAAACCCTGCAAATGCGACTTCAGTGCAGGATATTTATAAATCTGCTGCTGATCCAAAATATATCAATGGCAGCGACCCAATTCTAAAAGCCGCAGCACAAAAAGCTTACGCACTTTTAGGACAAACTGCGCCAAATTCAAACGCAAATGTAAACGCAAACATCAATACTAGCCAATCTGCGCTAGATCAACCAATGACTAGGGATCAGGTGATAGCAGCGTATTCTGCTATTGGCCGGAATAATGTACCGGATAAAGACATTGACTATTGGGTTGGGCAAACACAAAAAGGGTTTTTAACCTCTGCAGCTAAAGTCACCAGCACAGACCCGGCAATTCAAGCAGCAGCAGATGCAGCCAAGACACAATTGGCGGCAGCGAATAATGGTACGTCGGTTGCAAGTCTCAACGACTATGTAGGCGCAGCGAAGCAGATGGCAACAGACTCTGCTCAGTTGAATAGGTATAACCAGAGTACTCCTACCGGTCAACAAACTTGGTCAAAGGATGCCTCTGGGAATTGGACGCTTACACAGAGTTTAAGTCCTGACCAGCAGAATCTGCTTAATTCCACTACTAAGCTAAACCAAGGTCTTGCAACAGGATTGCAGGATAACCTTAGTACCGCTGCTGATGCGTTAACACCAATTGATCAGAGCAAACTGACCGCCTCCCCGACGAATGCCGGAACAAACACACAAGCAGCGTTAATGTCGCGGCTTGCTCCTGAGTATGACCGCCAGAAGAAGTCTCTGGACAATACCCTAGCTAACCAAGGTCTAGGAATTGGTTCAGAAGCGTGGAACAACGCACAGAATCAGTTTGGTCAGCAACAGAACGACCTCTTTACTCAAGCTGGACTGCAAGGCATTACCGCAGATCAGAATGCTCGCTCCACACAAATTCAACAAGAAATCGCTCTCCAGAATCAACCTCTGAACGCTTTTAACTCTCTGAGGACAGGTTTGGCGGCGCAAACTCCCGCTCTTAATAGTGTTTCCAGTATTGCCCCTGCGGACTATCTTGGAGCAGCCAGTTTGAGTAATCAGACCAACCAACAGAACGCACAGAACCAGATAGCAACGAACAACGCTAATATTGGGCAGAGTAATAGCCTGCAGAATGGTTTGTTTAGTCTTGGCGGTACGGCACTTTCACTGTTTGGAAAATAGATCATGGCAGCTTATGACCAATTTCTAGAGCAATTGCCAGGATTAGGCTCATATTCCTCATTTGGGGATTTGGGTACATTCATGGCAAATCAACGTATGCCAGAAGGTGGTTGGCAGCAACCTTCTTTGGAGAACCTTGTTTCCATGTACAACAACATGGATACTGAAGGGTTATCAAAGGTTGACCCAAAGTTAATCGACAAGTTAGCGTATGGCTCGCGCTATTGGACAGGTGGTGAGTTTCTCCCTGGCGCTGCGACTGCAGATACCCTTAGAGGCGGTATGAGCCAGTGGGAACAAGATAACAAAGCGAGTGGATTAGACTCTGTATTATCAAAAGTTATGCCCCTCGCGGGTAAAGCGGCTGCAGTCTACATGGGCGCACAAGCACTTGGGCCGTTAATGGGCGGTGCAGGAACAGCAGGAACTGGCGCTGGCATGTCTGCTGCTGATGCTGCCGCACTTGGTATTCCTGAGAATGTGGCAGGTTTGGAGCTTGGCGGAGATTGGGGTGTAGGTAGCCTAGTAAACGGGCCAATAGGTGGAATGAATGCGTTTCCCGGTACGGCAGAGCAGCAACTTGCGGAAACTGCGGCGAGAGAAGGCGCTATCGACAGTAATATGTTTTCAAATTACGATGGCCCGATTGGTGGGTATAACGCCGACCCGGGTACAGCAGCACAGCAAGCCAGCGAGACTTTAGCTAGAGAAGCTGCTGTTGATGCTGGTCTAGGTTCGGCAGTGCCATCAATCCTAGATACGCTTACCAGTAAAGCTGCTCTTACAAAACTTGGCCCTGCGCTTGCTGCTGCGCTTGCAGCGGCTACGAATACACCCGAAACGCCACTTACTAACGTACCTACAGCAAAGCTATCAGGAGCAGGAACTCTTGGTAGCACAGGTGCAGGTGGTTCTACGGGCGGGAGTGGCAGTGCTACAGCACAGCAGTTGGCCGCTTTGCTAGGTACTCCAGCTATTGCTCAGATAGCCGCACCGGTCATAACTAAAGATACATCGAATTCAGCGATTCCACAGGCTATTCCTGTAAGTAATATAGATACGTTTAATCAGGCAGGTTCGACTTGGAATCAAGCCTTGGCCGCACAGTTGAGGGGTAAATAATGGCTACTACTGTAAGTCCCTACGATCCTGAATTGACTCAGGAAGAGATTGGCCTTAGTCGCCGACAAGCACTTGCGGCTGCGTTACAACAGCAAGCCTCGACACCGCTTGGCCCTACTGAAATGGTATCTGGACGGGCGATTAAAAGAAGCCCAATGGAAGGTCTAGCCAAGATGTTTCAAGCCTATCAAGCAGCGAAGATAGGTGGCGAAAATGATAGAACCGCACAAGAGTTAGCGGTTAGAGATCAAGAGCTAACTAATAAGAAGATAGCCGAGATCATTAAACTCTATCAAGGTACTCCTGGTACGCCAGATACACCGGCTATTACGGAGGTATCGCAGACTAATCAGAGTCAGGATATGTTTGAGCCGAAAGCGGAAATTAAAGGTGTGGCTGCTGTACCAGGAAACCCGCTTGTTGCCGCACTAAAGGCAGTAGCGGATAAACGTACTGCTGCTATCGGTGGCCCTATGCTGACTGCCGCCATGAAGATGGAAGAAGAAAAAAACAAACCTATGGTGGTTGGCCGCTCTTTAGTAACGCCAGCAGGTAAGCATCTTGCAAGTGATTCAACGTGGGTTGAAGAGCGCGAGCAAGAAAGGCAGAGAGAGATAGCAAAGCAAGCATCTGACCAAGCATTCAGAGATCAGCAGGCTAGACAGCACGCTGAAGAAATTAAGCAAAGGGATAAGCAGTCTGCACTCGAAAGGGAAAACCAGATTAGAGTAGCCGCATCAATGCGCCCTCCTGCTGCTGTCCAACCTTTGGTTGCTGTTATGACACCTGACGGGGAAAGATTAGTAGAAAGAAAAGATGCTATTGGAGCAGTTCCTGGGGGAATAGGGTCTAAATCAGCCGCAAAAATGGAAGGACGAGATAACGTAGATAAGTCAGTTATCGCTCTTAAAGAGGCGATAAGTACGCTAAAAACTGGCGGAGGAATGGGCAGTACGGATAATAATCCGTTAAGCAATGCGGCAGCATACATAAGCTCAAGTGGGCCAGGGCAAACGTATGGGTCAGTGTTTAGGACTAAAAACCAAAGCGCAAGAAACGAGATGCTTCAAGCTAGACCGTTGCTGCTGACTTCTATAATGAACGCGACAGGTATGTCAGCAAAGCAAATGGATAGTAACGTAGAACTTAAACTATGGTTAGCTACAGCAACTGACCCAGAAAAAGGGTACGAAGAAAACATGAAAGCTCTGAACAATATTGCTGAAAGGTTCGGAAGCGGGGCTATAGATAAAGGACGAGATACCGGGGTCAAGAAAATAGGCACTGCAAAGTCAGTGATGGATAAGGCGGACGAAATTTTAGGCAGAAAATAGTCATGGCTAGAACAGCGGAAGAGTACGCATCTTGGATTGTCGCAAATGCCGACAAGAAGGGTACGCCTGACTTTGAAACGGTAGCGCAGGCGTATAAATTAGCCAAAAATACGTTAGAGCCACAAAAGCCGCTGGTAGAACAAATCCCTGGTGGTGAAGGTGTTAGCCCTGTAGCTGACCCTGCGGATACAGTATCAATATGGGATAAAGCAAAGGCTGTTGGCGACACCGCTCTTGGTACGGTATGGAACATGGGCGCGGCTATCCCTGCGGCTATAGCAGGCGCAGGAGCGCAAATCGCTAGTGGTCGTTTAGGTACTCAAGATACTAGAGCGCAAGACCAAGCGTTTAGCTCAGTAATGGACGCTATCAGGCATAAACCAGCAAGTGAACTTTCAGAGCAATACACAAATAAGACAGCGTCTACATTGAACGACCTTGGAATTAACGCTATACCTGGAGTTACAGGTATTACAGGTATAAGCAGGATAAAACCAAGTATTGCTCCTGCCGCAAGGCAAGTTATGAGTAAGGTAGGCTCTGCAGTACCAACAACTGCAGCAATCACAACGCCTGCCAAGTACGCTGCTGCGATAATGTCGACCAAAAATCCGGCTAGTATAGAACGTGTTTATTCTGATGCAAGAAACGGTATCACATCTACCGCAGAAAACATGCGCGGTCAGATACCGGAGTCTCAGATGCTTGCAGATGCAAAGCAGGGAATCCGTAATGCCCAAGAATTGAACCATGCTGAGTATGCCAACGCAAAAACGGGATGGGCTGCGGATAAAACAAAACTTAGCTTCCAACCTATAGATGACGCATTCAATAAACTTGAGTCCTCTCTAGAGGAAGGTGGGCATCTAAAAGTTGGAACACCAGAGATAAATAAGATAAATGAAGTAAAGGATGTTTTATCTGAGTGGCGTAACGACACGTCAGTTCATACGACTGTTGGTCTTGATGCACTGAAGCAACGGTTAGACGCTATTTATCCTGATAGCCCGATGCAGAACCAAGCACAACGAGTTATTGCCGGAACAAGCAAAGCGGTAAGGGACGCGATTGTTGCCCAAGCACCAGACTATGCAGAAGCCATGCACGGGTATGCTTCTAGGCTTGAAACAATCAGAGATATAAACAAGGCGTTATCTCTTGGCGATAAGGTATCAAAAGACACGGCTATCAGTAGGTTAAAGACACTTGCTAAAGATGATAAACATTTTCGTCGGGCAATGGCAGAACAACTAAAGCAAGAGGGCGGCGTTGACATCATGGGAGCAATAGCTGGACAGGATTTGTCCAGTTGGATGCCTAACAGAATTGGTAAAATGAATGCGTTTGGAGTCGGAAGTATCGCTTGGGCGTTAAGTCACCCTATTGCTGCTGCGCTTATGCTGCCTTTAACATCTCCTAGAGCTATAGGTGAAATTGCCACTGGTGCGGGTAAATTGGCAACAAAAATACTAGGTAAGCCAAAACAGCCTAGAGTATCAACTTTAAGTACTGGTGAAAGTCAGCCTAGTTTCTTTGCCCCTAAAGAAGGTGAAGTATTACCCCCTGCTCCTGATTGGATTCCAGGTAATAACGCTGAAGTTCCTTTTACTTCTTCGCCAAACAAAACACTGGCTAATCCGTTCCCTAATAATGTAGCTGGGATACTTGGAACTCAAACTCCGCTCGAAAGAGCGATGAAAGGCGAGGCAGCATCTAACCACATAAGCGGATTAGTCTCTAAAAACCGAGACTTGGCTCAAGCTCTCAGAGAACAGTCAGCAGAGCGCAAGCCTACCAGTGGTGGGCAGCTATATGACCTAGACCCAGTTACTGGCAAGTTAGTGCCTGTGGATAAAGGGCTGAAGGGCGCTACTCCAGATACAGTGGTGAATACTGGTAATGATTTGGCAAGTGCTGCAGAGAAGGTTGCAAGTGGCAGACAGTTCGCTATGACTGCTGACGAAAAGATAGCATGGAACAAAACCAAGGTTAATTTTCAACAAGCAGCCCCAGAGCTTAAAGGTCTGTCTGATGAAGCTATTGCTGCAAAAATGGTCGATCGCCAGTGGGTATCCGATACCATTAAAACTGCAAGACAGGCTGTTGAAGATAAGGCCGCAGCAGAATACGCAAGTTTTGCAAAACAGGCGGCAGACAAGTATGCTTCTCGGCAGCAGCAAGCAAGGGCGATTGCAGACTACAAAGAGAGCAGTACGATACAGAGAATGCGAGACAGTCTAGCAAACCTAGAAGAACTTGAGCCACAAGCCAGACCTGAACCTAAGTCTGGTCAAGGCCCAAAGACTAGAGAATTTAACGCAGAACAGTTAGCAAAAGCATTAAGGAGAACACAGTGAGTAGAAACGGCAGTGGTACATACACCCTTCCAGCAGGTCAGCCTGTAGTGACAGGCACAACCATATCATCGACTACGTTCAACACACTGACTAGCGACTTAGCCAGTGCGCTAACAACCTCAGTATCCAGTGACGGACAAACGCCGATTACTGGTGGCTTGAAAGCACTGGACGGTACGGCAGGGGCGTGTAGCTACACCTTCACCGCATCTGCTGGAACAGGTCTGTACAGCCCTGCGACGAATCAGGCAGCTATAGCTGCGGGTGGCGTACAGGTGATGAAGTGGGCTTCTGGTGCTACGACGATCACTGGAACTGCGTCGATTACTGGGCAGCTAACCTCTACCCTGGCGACTGGCACTGCGCCTTTCGTAGTGACCTCAACGACTCAGGTCGCTAATCTGAATGTTGCCACCGCAGGTGCTGCCCCACTCAGTGGGATTACCGGACTCGGCACAGGGGTCGGTACAGCCTTAGCGATCAATGTTGGTACAGCAGGGTCTCCTGTCGTGAATGCCGGCGCTTTGGGTAGCCCGTCAAGTGCAGGCACGATGCCAGCATATACCCTCGGCGGCACAGTCACTGCAACAGGACAGGAAATTACCTCTCCCGTTCTGAATACCGCCGTCGCCAAAGGCACATGGACAGCAAGCGGAACATGGACACTCCCCGCGCATACCCTCGGCGGTGCGATCACAGGCGCAGGGCAGAATGTGAGTGGGTTGGGTACGTTAGGCTGCGGGGCGATAACGAGCGGTATTATTACCAGTTCTGGCGCAACTAATGGCTTGACGATCAAGGATACCAATGCTTATTCCGCAGGGTCGAATGGCGGGAGGATATACCTTGAAGGGTTGGATTCGACATCTGCTAACACTACGCTAGGTGAGTTTCATGCGAGAGCATTAGCAAGCCAAGCATCCATACTCTACGGAAAAGTTAGGGATACTAGCGGAACGATAACGACAGCTTTTTCGCTCACCTCCACCGGCATCAACTCCACCGCAATCGGCGCAACGACGCCGAGTACGGGGGCTTTTACGACGCTGACCACTTCAGGCACAGCAACCTACGCGACAACTATCTCCGTAGGCAATGCAACCCCCTCTGCCTCTGGCGCTGGCATCACCTTCCCCGCAACGCAGTCTCCAAGCACTGATGCGAATACGCTGGATGACTATGAGGAAGGGACGTGGACGCCGGGGCTAACACCTGGGACAAGTGGGTCTATCACCCTTACAACCCCAAGTATGACATATAGAAAAATTGGGAATACGGTTCGCCTTGGGGGTAGCGTGAATGTCGCATCTATCAGCAGTCCTGTGGGCATATTGAAAGTTACCTCACTACCATTTAATCCTTCAGTAGATACTGCGGTGGCTGCCGAAACTGCGTACTTTGACGCTGGAACTCCCGGCAATAGCGTGCAGGGTCATGTTGTTGGAGGCTCTTCTCAGGCTTACCTGTATTGGGTTACTGCCGGAACACCTTCTGCAACCCTAGCCAATAGCGCTAGGGCAGGGTCAGTTTTTACGTTTAGTGCGGTATATAACATTTAAGGAACCCATCATGCCCAAGCAAATCGTAGTAGATCAAATCGAAGTAACCAACAACGGCACTATCCAAATCCGTATGCACAAGTTGTCCAGCGATGGCGACCTGATCGGCAATCACAGGACAGCTATCGAACCGGGTGGGGATGTTGATGCTCAGATGGACGCTGTTAATCAACACATGGGGGGCGAAGGTTACTCACCCATTACCGCAGAAGATATTCAACGTGTCAAAACGATTGCCCAAGCTGCATGGGCTTAACTCAGGAGCAACAATGAAAACCTTCAATCTTTTGCTGGACGAACAGGAAATCAATGTACTCGGTGCTGCACTCGCTGAACTGCCTTTCAAGGTATCGGCTAACCTGATTCAGAAACTGCAGCAACAGGTGAATGAGCAGCAACCCAAGACCGGCGAAGTCTTGCCAGCAGCATGAACCGCGCCATAGCATTCCTGCTCCTGCTGACGCTGATCAATTCAGCCAAGGCAGAACTATGCCCTGCGCCTGACTTCGACAACTGGGACAAGACGCTCTCAGCCACCGCGACTGCAGCTTTCCTCGCAGATTGGCGACAGACGCAGGTGATTGCCAAGCATCCCTCTGAGTGGCACGAACTGAATCCGATCCTTGGTGAGCATCCCACCATTGGGCAGGTCAACAGACACTTCCTCTGGAACGGACTGTTGATCAGTGGCGTGGCGTATTGCTTACCATCAACGTGGAGAAAAGGGTATTTGATTACAGTCACTGCTGTAGAAGTGTCGTTCGCAAGACACAACTACAACCTCGGAATACGGTTCGGCTTTTAAGGATAAATTGTGGAAGATAAGCTGCTTGCGGTAGAGATTCTAAAAATGGTGCGCTCTATCGACGAGAAACTAGACGTTACCACAGCCACCCTTACAAACCACATGACCGTCGAGGAATCTGATTGGAAGAGTATGCACTCCAAGTTAGATGCTCTTAACCAAGGCTTTCCTAACGGAGATACGCGAGGTCACGCCGCCTATCACTCCAACATCATCGAAATTATGGAGGATCGTAAGGCCTTCTGGAAAAAGATGCGTGATGCTGCGGCGCAGTGGGGGCTTATCGGTGTTTTGGGGTGGTTAGCTGTGATTGTGTGGCAAGCCTTTCTACAGGGGCCGCACAAATGAATACAACGATCAGGGTTCATGCACTGTTGGGGCTGATTGTTTTTGCAGTGGGGTTCGCGATGTATGGCGTATTCCTTGAGCCAGAGCCGAGTCGCGTTGGCGAGCAGATGCTTTCTACCGGCGCGTTATCTCCAGACAAAGTAGAGATGCGTTATCGTAGAACAGTGAACGTGTTCTATACCAATGCTGCTTCAATCGGCCATGTGGTTAAGTGCGAAGGGCATACGAGTGTCGACCTCGGCGCTCGGTTGCTGAACTGGATGCCGGGAATCTACGAGTTGGATACAGTGATTGTTCTACCGAATACCCTGCGCGGGAAGAACTGCACCTTGACTGCTGTACTTGCGTGGAATGCCCGGTTCTCCTTGATTCAGCACGTTACGCCTCGCCCTCCCATGCACTTCACCATTACCCCCAAGGGCGAGATTACTAACTTCAGAGTGGGGGACTAAACGTGATCACCATCGACCAATACTTCGGGAAGTGGCTTACCAACGAAGGCGTGACTGAGGGGGTTCTGGATAATGCTGAACGGCTACTGGATCATGTCTCTAAACTTATGGCACTGGCAGACGCTGATAATGTGCGAATGCCTATCAACGTTATCACAGACTCTCAAGTATCCGGCGAGCAATACGGTGGATTCAGACCTAAGAACTGCCCCATCGGCGCGCCATCTTCGGCTCATAAGCTCGGCCTAGCAGTGGATATCTTCGATCCTCATGGCGATCTGGATCACTGGATCAACGACAGCATCCTTGAGGCTTGTGGGCTTTACCGTGAATCTCCTGTGCATACGGACGGTTGGTGCCACTTGTCAATTCGCGCTCCGCACTCTGGCAATAGGACATTCATCCCATGATATTTCAAGATTGGCTACTTGCCGGGGCAGTCGCCTTGGTAGTTGGCATCCTCGGATGGGCTGGTTATTTGGCCTTCTATAAACTCGACGATGATGATTGGACAATCCCAAAATGAGTAAATTCACCGACTTCCTAGAAACTTCAGCGCCAACGATTGCTTCGGTCCTCCTTGGACCTGTCGCTGGGATGGCAGTATCTGGTCTTGGTAAGGTATTCGGGATCGATAGCGCAACGATGAAAGATATCACCAAGATTGTCGAAGACGGTAAGGTAAGCCCCGATCAACTATCTGAGATCCGCAAGTTGGAATTGGAGTACCAAGACCATGAGAAAGAGCGAGGATTCAGATACGCCGATCTTGAGTTTCGTGACAGAGATTCTGCGCGAAAGGCGAATGTTGCCGGCGGTACGCAAGTCATGCTGTTCTGGTTGTCCTTGGTGCTGCTTGG